ATCTTTTTCTTTGTTTTTCCCGTATTTGTTTTCTTTTGGCTTCCAATGTGCCGCCGCCAACAGCAGGCACGCTTGGTGATGTAATGGCCGGTGTCCAGTAGTTTCCTGCCCAGTATGTTTTTGCCCAATACTGATTTGACCACATTTTAAAAGGCTACTCTGTTTCAATGCGCGTAACGCGACCATTCTCACGGACAATACGCTTTGGCTTCTGTATCATAGATAAAGCACTCTGCGTGTTTTGCGTACTTGCAGTCGAAAACTCCTTAATGGCATCCCCAATCTTTGAAATAGCCTCACTTACAGATGCCATCTGCTTTTCCATATTGCTTTCTTTTTCAGAATCATCACTTTTTTCTTCCTCTTGCTCTGGCGGCTCAGCCATCATCAATGCACGATTTGATTCTTCCTGCGCAACCTGTCTGCCCTGTTCCATCAGTAACTTGGCTTTCTCAAGTTCCAGCTTCTGAAGAGAGATTTGGGTTTTCATGACTTCAACCTGTAACGATCCTGCCTTATAAGCCGCATCCGCCGCTACTCTTCCTTCTTCAATGTCCATCGCCTTATCCATAGGTTCAGGCGGCGGTGGCGCAGGCTGAAACTCATCAGGATTCGCAAAATACTTTTCTACATCACCCAAACCAGACAACGTCACCAACTCCGACATTGTCCTGTACAAATGCTGAGGCGTTAAGAGAGGATTGTTCATCAAACCCTGCGCCGCTATGTTTTGCTGCAACGATAAAACACCCTGCAACGCCAAAACCTTCGCCTCTTTGTCCGTCCGACCCGTGCCCACCGTAATGTCAAAAGACTTCCGCTTTCTCCATTCCCTAGGATCAACCTCGTAATACTTACCCGAATCACGCAAGATCATAGAATCTTTAGCATACTTCCTAAGTAACTCATGCGTCTTTAAATACAAAGACTTAATGCCAGTCTCAGCAAAGATACGCACAATGTTCTTTAACTTCTTTTGAGACGCATTCAAAATACTTGCGCCCACAAACTGCGTACTCTCCGATAATGCCGCTGGATCCAATCCTTGCGTCACCTTCGATATACCCGTGCGACGCTCCGCTAACTCGTCCAACAGCCCCAATATAGGTATGTTCTTGTCCGCCACATACTCCACGTTCAACGGCAATATGCCATCCGTATTTGCCGCTGGGATCACACCCCCTGGATCAGCATCCGCCAGCATCTTTGTATCCAATCCCGTCGTATCAGGAACAATCGTCACAGGCGCATTGTGCTGCATCATGTTATTCAACGTACCACGCAACAACGTACTCTTATACCGCTGAATATCCCCAATCTCATCATACTTGGAAATACCCCAAAACCTGTGAGGCACAATGTTCGGTGACAATGCACAGTAAGGAATCGAATCCGTTTCCTCACATTCCAACACCACAGTCACACCATTCCCAGTTTGTCCATAACCAAATGTTCCACCAACAATGGCACGATATAACCGCATATCCCCATTGTTCTTAACATCTGCACGAAAGTATGTCTCCATAATCTCAACGCGATCCGTAAACGTGCTTTTATCGCCTGCACCAACATTCTGAAACGAATTTAAACGATCAGAATCTCTCGCCCGTTCTTCTTCGGAATTAAACAAAATCGTTGTCTTAGGAACACGCTCAATCTTCTCTAAACTATAACCAGCCGCCACCAAATCAGAGCGACGCGCAAACACACGCTCCGCCACAAACATAGCATCATCAAGATTTAAACTTGAATGCGTCTTATCCACGTAAAAGTTTTCAGGTTGTATGCATTCAATGCGAACCTGAGACACATCACTTTTTCTGACACAATCCACATCAAACCGCGCCATCATCACCATCTCAGGCGGCATGATCTGAATTTCATCCATAGATAACTCTTGCTCACCAAGAAAAGCCGTGACCGCCTTAACCTCTACGTCTTTATCATTCATCAAGGAGGTAAACGCTTGATACGATTGCATCTTGTACGTTTCGCGCTCTTTGTTTACCACATCGTCCCAATAAACTTTGACAATCCCATTCTTCTGAATTAGGGCATCCTTCAACCACGTATAGAACAACAAGAACCCATTGTTCTGTTCCTCGATAGTGGTCTTCACCATCTTGGTTTCTTGCTCCGCCGCCTGTATATCGTTCATGTTCTCAGCCACAAACGATCCAATGGGTGACGTGCTGAAGTATATATCCATACATTCTGCTAACGTCCACTCAACAGCATCAAACACGTCAGAGGATACAAACTCACTCCATCCCTCTTTCTCACCGCCGAATAAATCACGGTTGTAGTATTTAAGGCCTAACGTTCTCTCTCTAGTCAATTCGGTGTTATACTGCCCAATATCACCCCAATAGGACTGCACAATACCAATCACATCATCATCTTTTAACTTAGCCATTAAACCATCATCCTCCTACTAGGGGCTGCATATTGCATCCGACGTGATGCCACCTTACTAAATCCTTCGCACGCATACCTTAAGGCGTCAATACAATGATCTGCCTGATTCTTCTCAAGCTCTGGCAACACCTTCCCGCTGTCTTTATCCGTGGCATAGCTATAAAAGGACAGTTCGTTTATCGTCTCTTCGCATCGTGGATGTACAACAATCCTGTATCCCTTCAGCAACTCTATACCCTCAATCACGCTATTCTTGCCCTTGAGGCTTGGCATCACCTTAGGGAACCCATGCCGCTTTAAATGCGATATGGTCTCAGGACGTGATGAATCAGCCACAATGATATACCGCTGGCTTTCCGGTATGCTTAGAAACATCTTAGGCATGTCTATTGTCTCACACTGCTTAAGCACAAGCTCTTGGTCTATGTATAGTGTGCGCTCTTTCAGGTAACAGCGTATCAATACCGTGGGGTCTACACTAAAGCCAAAGTCACACCCAAACTGAAAGACAGCATCAGGGTCAGTATCAAAGGCCTTGATAGTCCAGTTGGTGAACACCGTCTTCTCATCTGGATCACTTGCAAACTGGCCAAAGATAAACCGTTGTTTTTGTTGCTCATTCATGTTCTCCATAAGCTGCTGGATATAATCGCTTGATATGTTCTGCACGTTATCGGCAGGATTTAACACAAGGGACACATAGTCGGATGGGTTGGCATGCTTTTCCTTGCTGTAGTAGTTAGTGCCTTGCACGAACATGGGAAAGGACCAATGCGAGATATGCGGGGGATTCTGGTCGTAAAAGAACTTGTTTTTAGCCGCGCTCTTTTGACTCAATCGTGAATACATGAAAGACACAGTGCTGAACATCATCTCGCTGCATTCATTAAAATAGATAGTGGTGTATTCATTCCCAAGCATCTTTTCCTTTGCGCCCTCATCCACACCCATGATCTCAATCATAGACCCGTTTGGGAAGGTGATTGTCATTTCTGTTTTGTTGATCTTCAAATCAACATCAGGATACCTGCTGGCAATAACATCCTGAATGGTGCCAAGCCATAAAGACCGCCTTGCCGCTGTCTGTGTCTGTCTGATTATCGCGTGGCGCGTTTTGTCATACTTTAAAGCACGGATGAACACCACATGGGTTAAGAGGTACGTCTTTCCCGATCTTGAGCCACCATAAAGCATGACGTGCTTGGCATCGCCACTGAGTAGCTTCAAGGCTTCCTTTTGCTTATCGGTCCACTTGATAAGCATTAGAGGTCCTTTTCATCAGGTGCTATGATAATAGGGTTGCCTTTCTGCCCACCAATATTGATTTTTGTGGCTTCATTATAGCCATACATTGCGTTAAGCTCTTTTAAAGCCCCTGTCATGCCCTGTGAGTGCTTTTGGCGTCTAGCTATATCGGCTGCCTCTAGCAGTGCCTCAGCGGCCATCTGGCGAGTCCAAACAACGCCTTGCTCGGCTCTTTCTTTCAATTCTTGTATCATAGCAGCAACATTATCTTTACGTGCTTCATGATAAGCACGCACGCGCTGCGTGTTTTTATTGTCCGTTGTTGTATTGTAAGCATCACGGTAAGCATCAACCTGAGGCATTCCGCTGGCTATGTTTCTAGCAAGCTTCATCTGTTTTGGTGTCAAAGGCTTTTTATCGACTTTTGGCCTTCCTGCTTTCTTTGGCTTTTTATCATCCATAAAATCCTCCCTTTTGTGTATGTATGACAACAAAACCCTATAAAATCAAGCCCTTTCTTTTTTCCTATTTTTTTTTTCATTTTTTTGCATTTTCCTGTTGACAGGCTGCAATAATTGCAGTATATTGATCTTAACAATAACAACAACACAAGCGTTCAACTCAACAAAGGAAACCAAATCATGACCAAAAAACAATATGACTATGAAAAAATTAAATCCATAGCAGAGAGAGACGGGATTGTTTTTAAAGACAAAAGCAATTTTGTTTTCCGCTTACACAGAAGATATTTTGCCGTCAAAAATGGAGAAATATCTTTTAATCACGCTAAAAAAGAAACCTGTTTTAACTTTTTGGAAGCAAAAGAGTAACCAACAAAGGAAACCAAGCTATGACCAACACAATCAAATTCTTTTACAATGGAATCAAAATCAACGGCGGGAAACTCCAAGCCTGTTGTTATTTTCGTGACGTTAAAAATGAATCAATACAAATTTGCAAACAATCCAAAAAATCAGATCTCACTAGCCGCTTTTCCAAAGAAGTTGGGGAATTTTTCACGATTAAAAATGACACTGATTTGATGACTGATTGCTTTGATTCTGACAGCATATTGGTATGCCCCGACCATCCTTTGTATTCTGAAGTTTTAAAGGCTTTTGAAAACAAAGCACACAAGAACAAACTAAAAGCTGAACAAAGGCACAAAAAACATATAGCCGCATTGGTTGAGGCTTGCAAAGCGGGCTTGTCATCTCTGCACTATAAACTGGCAACAGCCAACAACCCTATCGACATAGAGATTCTTGAAAAAAGAATCCAAGAAACAAACAAGATTCTTTTAGAAAATTCTTAATCACAACCAAAAAAAGGGGGGATGGTGAATCCCCCCACATCATCCCAAGAAAAGACGTTCAAAGATTTTGAACAGACTTCCCCTTACGAACCAGCTACCGCTGGGTTTGTTTCATAGGGGATGCTCACCGATAGGCTAACGCCTCTCTGCCGCTCCCCTAAAGACCCCTAGGCGTATGTGTTTTAAGAATATCTTAAAGGTTATCAAACAATCAGGGTATTGAGCTATTAAGTTTACGCGCACGAGGCTTCGTAACAAACAAAAATCACACTGTCAAGTAAATAAAAACTACACCTTTTTACGTCTGTTTCCTTGTGTTGCTCTTCTGTTTCTCTTTTTTTCAAATGATGCAATTTTTTCCTTGACGGGCTGCAATAATTGCACTATTATGGTTTTAATAAAACAAACCAACAAGCGTAACCACTCAACACAAAGGAACCCTAACCATGACAAAAAAATTCACACAAGAAACCCTGCGCTCTGTTTATCAGGAAGGCAGAACGATTTTAAAAAGCAACAAAAAATTATATGAAGTGCGCTGGTCGAGAAATATCGGATTGTTTGGCGAATACTATCTTTCCCCTTTGTCCAACTATGAGAACTTTACGGCAAAAGGCCAGTTTGTTTTTGTAACCCCTGAATCTCTATAAAAAGGAAACCAAGCCATGAACACAGCTTTAAACAATTATTTATCAACACTTTCTCCCATGCAATCAGGCAAAGCCTCTAAACACCTTTCGCAAAAAATTTTATACACCGAAAACGGCAAAATATACACCCGCGCCGACCTTGTTGTGCATTTGATAGACGAAGGACTTCACCCCGTAGAATATCAAGGCATTGATTATGACGCGCGGGAAAAAGCGCAAGACCGCTTAAATGACATTAAGAAAAAATATACTTTAGGACTTAGTAACGAAAACTTGCCAATCATTAAAGAAGCGAGACTGATCGAAAAATCTCTAGAAAATAACGATTATTTAAAAACGGACTACTGTCTTAAAGATTCCCAAAGAATTTACTTTCCAATCACAAAAACAATGTTTCAAGTGGCTATTCATTATGCCCCAGAAAAAAAAACAACTGAAAAAGAAGAACTTTCTTGCAAAAAGAATGCAGAATAAAAAGACTGACTTGCAGAAAGAAAAATGGAATTAAACAATAAAAATCAAGTATTTGTCATTGTTTAATTGCAGAAAGAATGCAGAAACCAACAAAGGAAGCCAAACCCTAACCTTTCCTTAACCCCTTTTGTGTATTGTGTCTATACACACACAACAAAAGGATTGTTACTATGTCTTTTCTTGAAACCCTATCCGTGATTGCCCTAGCCTTTTTTGTCTGGGGCTCTCACTAAACCAACACAACACAAAGGACCACAACCATGTCCAAAACAGTTTTAAAAACAAAAACCATCACATTGCTTGCCATAGGATCCACACCGGATCACCTTTTAAAGGCGATTGCATCACACTGGTGCTCTCCCGTTTGTGCTTACGCTATCAAAGGCGATAAAATCTTTCGCACAAAAGACAACAGCTCTGTGGAAAACCACAGAATCGTTTTTAAACGCGACCGATACCGTTTTGAACGTGTAGACCTTCACAAAAAATCTACAAAACCAAAACCTGAAACAAACGAACCCATCCCCTATTAAAGGAACCCTTACCATGAACCCCAAAATCATCCTAAAAATCACCAAAGGCAACGGCGGTTACGTGCTGGGATACCTTGTCAAATCAAACGGCAAAATCCTGTTCACAAAAAGAGAATCCTCTCAATTCGTTAGCAGACAAGCCGCCCAATACTACGGGCAGTGCATCATCAAAGAAGCAAACCAACTGGGATATTTTCCCGTTTGAATGATGCAATTTCTTCCTTGACATACTGCAAGTATTGCCGTATTGTATATCTATCACCAACAAAAGGAAACCAACCATGAGTAATAAAAAATCTTTTTTTGAAACTATTGATGACACCATGAAAGAAGCCCTTAGAGAGCTTGAGAAAAAATATAAAATCAAAACAACAAAAGAAGAACGGGATTTTTTTGCTTTTCATTTTGCTGTTATTGCATCGGCAATAGGCACGGCAATTTTTATGATCCTTCAATACTTTTTCATAGACTAAGGAAACCAACCATGACCGACGAAAACCCTTTAAAAACCCATTGCCTTAGCGCACTAGAGGCACAACTTAATCGCAATCTTTTTGATACAGAACGCGAAACCCTAGACACAATCTGCAATCTTTTGCCGCTGTATTATCACAGCCGCACGGGGGAGCCGCTTTATCCTGAAATCAAAGTCACTGTGGCTTTGTCCTGCAAAACATTTACGCTAACATGGGCCTTGCCTAGTATTGCTTACAATTCATTTTCAATAAATTTTGGTGACCACACCATAACAAACTATGTCATTAAATTACCACACGAAACCAAAGAAGTGTACCAAAAAAGCCACTTGTATTACATAGAACCCGATAAAATAAAAGAACTGGAACCAGCCTTTTTGTCTGGCCTCTATAAGGCCTACACCGACTTTTTTCTCGATCCCGACTATGAATCAAAACCCCAAAGGAACCACCACAAATGACACCCGAACAGTTTAAACAAGCAAGGATACACTTGGGCGTCAGTCAAACAAGACTATGCGCCCTTGTTGGGAAATGCGTTCGCACGATCCGATCCTATGAATCCGGCGAATACCCTATACCCAAATCCATGGAACTCCTCATCAAACACCTTGTCAAACAAAAGGATCAACATCCTTCAGAAAAGGTTTATTTCACAGGATGCGAATTGGCCACGGCCTATTACCACGGCCGGAGAGATTTTAGAGGCATTATCCTTAC